CCGACGCAAGGGCCGGACTTCTACAACCGGCTCGACATGCTCTGGGCGGGGCTCTGCGCGGCGGTCTCCGCCATCGACGCGGGGGCCTGGAACGGCCGCCGCACTTCACTCGGGGAATGGGTTACACCTGAGGTTACACCTCGGGTTACACCTGAGACCCCCTGGAACGAAAAGCCCCCGACATCCTTGGAGAATGTCGAGGGCTAGATGGAGCGGGAAAAGGGATTTGAACCCTGGGAGGGGCACGCGGCGGGCGCGAACTTGGCCGGAAATGGCCGGTTTGCGCGGTCGGCGGTGGCCGTGCCCGGTGGGGGGACGGGGTAGCAGTGGGGGAGCGGGTCGCACCGCCGCCCGAGCGCCTGGGTGCCCGCAGGAGCCCCGCCCCGCGCCCGAGAGGCATCGGAGCGCGACGAGCGCCCGATCGCCCGCCAGTGGGCCACCCAGGCGGTCGGCTCCTGCGCCATCCTCGTGCGTCCCAGGGCCATCCGCAGCCCCCGCCCCCTCTCCCTTCCCCTCCCGCCGATCGCCTCTCCACGGGCATTCTGTGCGTTGGGTGTATATACACAAGGCTGGGTGGGGGATTACACCCAACCCCCAACCCGTGGAACGGAAACCCCAGTGATTCCGGGGCCTGGACCGTGGCATACCGCATGTATATACAGAATAGTGTCCGGCAACGATGCCGGGCCCCGCGCACCGGGGGAACAAGGCGGTGCAGAGGACACACCAGATGACGACGAGCGAGCACGGCGGCGCCGCGTCGGTCCGCCTGACCGTCTCCCGCTCCGGCGTGTGCCTCCGCGACGAGGAGTAGCTGTCCATTTTCACTACGAGGAACAGACCATGACGACCACATGCGATGAGCGGCACCCGTCCCCCCGTATCCCCCTGGACCCAGACGAGCGGCGTCGTCTGCTGCGCTTCCCCTTCGCGGTTGTCGGCCGTTGCGAGGGGCTGGCGGTCGCGATCCTGTCGTACCACCGATCCTATCGCGCGGCGCACGAGGCGCTCCATCGACGAGTGGACTCCGGGATGACGGCGCGTGGGTGGTGCCTCGGGCTACTCGAGGAGTGGACGGTGGGCCTTGGGCGAGAGGTGTATTCCTCCGACGACGAGAGGAGCCGCATCGCCACGGAGCAGGCCCGCTACGGCAGGAGCGCGTAATGCCCCACTCCAACTGCCGCCGCTGCACGCACTACGACCCCCCGTCGCGGTGGTGCGCGGCGCACGAACAGACGGTGATCCAGATCGGCGCCCCGTGCTCCGCCTACGACGGGCCGGAGGTCGAGGCGGACGCGCCAAGATCGCAAAGGAGCCCTAGATGCCCCACTCCCTCCACCACGTCACCCTCACCACCGGCCGCGAGCGCGCGAGCCTCCTCGACGAAGTCGGTGACGACGCGATCCGCCTGCTCGCCCCGCTGCTCCGCTCCGTCGTCGCTGGCGAGGAGGTCGAGGTCCCGCGCGTCAGGCCGCCCTGCACCCTGACCGGCGCGGCCGGCGGCGACTGCCTGATCCTCACCGTGTGGGGCCCGCCCGATGGCGAGCAGCTCGTGCCGCTCGCGACGGTCGGAATCGCGCGCGGGCCAGCGGAGTCGGACAGGCTGTGGTCGCTGCTCCACGCGACGGCCGCCGGTATCGCGACGGTCACGCCGGGCGATCAGGCCCCGCCGCTCCCGTGGTGCGGAGCTCGGCTCGAGGTCGGGCTCGCCCTCTACCCGGAGGCGGCGCACTGGCTCGCCGACTTCGAGCGCTGCGCCGCGTGGACATGGATCGAGCGCGGCACCGCCTCGCCCTCCGCACTCCACCCGCCGCCGCCATCCGCTCGCCCTGCTCGCAGTCCACCCGCGGACACGCCGCGCCGCGCGCCACGAAGGAGATCACGATGAGATCCCGCACCGCCCCGAAGCTCGGCCGCCCGCCCGACGTCGGCACGGCCCGCACCGCGATCATTCCCGCGATCCGTTGCACGCCCGACGAGCGCAAGCGGATGGTGGAGGCGGCACGGCGAGCCGGCCTCGGGCTCGGGCCGTGGCTCCGCATGTTGGGGATGCGGGAGGCGGGACAGCGGCCGTGAGCCGCTGTCCCGCGGGAGACGCGCGGGAGGGTGGGGGCGTAGGGCGCTTCGCTACCTAGCTACCGCAGTTGCGCAGCCACGGCGGCAGCGATCCAGTCCGCGCCGAGCCGCTCGCCGCCCTCGCCGTCTACGTCGCGATCGGCTGGTCGAACAGGATTGAGCCTTCGCCGGTGTGATACTTCGAGGCGTCGGCGAGGATGACCAGCCCGTCGTACTCGTACTCGGAGACTTGGAAGGCCGCGGTCTGCGCGGCCGTCCAGGTCGCGCGCCACTTCCCCGAGGTTGCTGCGGACGAAACCGCCCTCCGACGTCCTTGCACCGGCACACGGCGCAGCGCCACCTCACGCGACGAAACAGGACCGCGGAACATTCCGGCGTGCACGTGCGCTGAGTCAGCGAGCGCAGCGGAGAGGGGCCGAGCCGAGCTCGCCGGCGGTTTGCCAGGTAGAGATCGCAGCCGCAGACGGCGCAGCGCCAGGGCACACGGCGAGTCTACGGGATCGCGACGCCGTCCGTCTTCCGGCAGGAGAGTTTGCCGACGAACGCGCAGCGATCCTTGCTGTCGCTGGCGAGTTCGTAGCGGCACTCCACCACCAGCTCCGCGGTCGCAGCCAGGCCCGACGTGTTCGCCTCCACGGCCTTGATGTCGATGACGCCACTGGGCCCATCCACGATCGCGATCTCCGAGTCGCCACCCCCCGCAGCCGTATTCCTGCGCGTGAAGTAGGGCGCCCCATTCCGCGAAGCGGTGAACACGATCTTGTCGACCGCGGTGAGAGGTAGCGCGGCCCCCGTCGCCCTGCTTGTGAGCGTGACGCGCCAGTCCTTCGCCGTGCCGATCACGATTCCGAGCGTGCCCACGTCCGCGGCGGCGTCTCTGTTCGCCATCTTTTCAATCCTCCACGACCACAGTGAGCGCCGTGCGGTCCTCGACCGTCACGGAGAGCGTGGTGCGGTCCTGCACGGTCACGGACAGCGGCTCATGTACGTACACCGACGGCGGATCGGCCTCCTCATAGACGAGTACGGGCCCCTCGCCGTCCGGGGATGCCACGTAGGATTCCGCGGGGAACGTCACGCGCGACGCAAACACCTGCCCAGCGGTGACCGCTATCGAGTGCGCGAGGCCCCCGTCCGCAAGCGCGCCCTGGGAGATTCCGTCGAGAAATGCCTCCAAGGTGAACGCCTCGGCGGCACCCGGCCCGACGCGTGCCGAGCGGTTGCCGGCTATCGTCACGCCCTTGACCGTTCCGCTTCCGGTGAACGTACGCGACCATTCCGCCGTGCAGCTCGTAGCGATCCCCACGTGCCGCTGGATCTGCGCCTGCGTCAGCACCGACGGCCACCAGGCGAGGTCGTCCAGCTCGCAGTCCTGGGGCCAGCTCCCACCGGGAGCCATCGCCCAGTACGCCTGATACGCGGAGTTCGTCGCACCCGTAGCGGTATCATGGAGGACCGTTTTCCCTGCCTCCGCGCCGTCCATGTACAGGTGGACCCCGGCGGCCGTGCGTGAGCCGTCGTAGGTCAGCGCGTAGTCGTGCCAATCACGCATCGAAGTGCTGCCCAGCGCGAACGTGAGGTCCAGGTAGTCGCTTCCGGACGTGCCGGTCACCAAATAGAAATGCAGCAGTCCGTTGCCGACGTTGTCCATGTACAGTGCTGCGCCCGGCGCGGTTGTCTTCGACCCGGCGCACGTGCTCCAGATTGCCCCGTTGGCCAGGTAGTTAGTCGGCAGGCGCACCCGCCACTCCACGGACCACGGGGACTGACAGAGGGGCGCGAAACTGCTCTGTAGCCACCCCGCACTACTCGGGCAGAAGACCCCCTTCTGTCCGTCTTGCGGCGTCGGCCCGACGTAGTAGGTGCCCACGGCCACGATCGCCGGCCCACCCATCTCGTCGGCCAGCGAGCCGTTGAGACGGTAGAAGCGCGTTGGCGCGTCCGCTACGATGCCGGCGGCGCCCAGGTGGGGCACGATGCGTCGAGGTAGGCCGCCCCCAGCCGCTACGACGGCTGCATTCGCCAGCGTCGCCTCGTCGAGCGTCCAGGGATGCAGACGGTGGACGGTCACACCGCCGCCCCGTTGACCGTCATCGTGATCACGTCGCCGGGAGCCTTGTACGCGCTCATCACGTCCAACGCCTTCGCCCGCGCAAGGACGATTTGCATGATCGCCTGGATATCCCCGTCGCTCGGCACGAAAGTCAGGGACTCATACGCGACGCCAATCCCGCCTCCGCCCAGGGCTACCTGGAACGTGCGTCGCGGCTCGACGCCGAGCGCCGCCACCCTGGCATCGAGGATCGCGCGGATGGCACCGACGTCGCCACCCGGCGATGCGTTCAGCGCGTCGGCCTCGGTCGTGAGCGCGACACTGAACGCCTTGCTCGTGTCTTGTTCCGACATGTCAGATGGGTCAGCCGCCACGGCCCTGATTAGCCCCTGGTAGCCGCGCACCTCCGCTCGCTCCAGGTCGATGACTGGTGCACCCTCGATCTGGAATCCAATCCACGACCCCATGGCGGGCTCGGGACACGGTTTCGGCGCGGAGAACATGCCGCGGATCACGAGTGGGATCGCCATGGTCTACCGCCCTCCTCGGCCGTCCTGCCAGCCGCCGCTGTCGCCGCGCAGAAGGACGCGGTCGAGCTTGTCCTCGATGCGCTCGAGCCGCGTGTTGAGCGACGCGAGGTCGCGCGTGTACGCGGTCTGCTGCGTCTCGACGCGGGCCAGCCGCTCCTTGATCGGCGCGTCCTGGGCGCCGGCTGCGCGCTCGACGAAGAGGGCCGATCCGGCGGCGAGCAGCGCGAGGGCCGAGACGATGAGCGAACCCCACTGACGGATGGCTCTCATCGTCACCTCCAGAGAAACGCGGTCATGAGCGCGAACAGGAATCCGAGCCCCGCGCCGATCGCCCCCGCCAGCTCGCCGCCGACCACGGCCCCGAGCCAGGCGCCAGCGAGCAGGAGCACCGGGAAGAGGAGCCCGATCGCGAGCGTGCGCCAGGGCTCGGTCACGGATTCACCCACGGCACGCGGATCGTCTGCGTCCACAGGAAGTGCCCTGCCAGAATCCCGAGCGCGAGGCCCGCGCAGAACACGGCGAGCGGCCACGTGTGGACGAAGCGTCCGATCCAGTTGCTCGCGGTGACGCCGCGCATCCGCCCCTTCGCCTGCATGTAGAGGTCCCAGATCCCGTACAGGAGCAGGGCGAGCAGGCAGAGGATCAGGCCCGTCACGACGACGAAGCCCGCCGCCAAGTGGAGGTCCATGTTCGTGCCCGGGAGCGTCATCGCCGCACCCACGCCGCCACCGCGCCCGCGACTACGGCGCCAGCAGCGAAGCCGACCACGGCGCCGGTCCAGCCGTGCGACTCGGCGACCTGCTCGGCGGCTCGGATCCGCACCTCGTAGTACCGGCGTACCTCGACGACGTACGTCCAGCCCTCGCGGTCGAGGCAGAGGCCGCCGTCCTTCGGCGCCGTCCATGTGCCCACGGGCGGCACGACGGCGAAGGACGCAGGTGGAGGAGGCCGCGGAGCTGCGTCCGCACGCGCGACCCCGACGCCCGCCAGCAGCGCCGCGGCCCCCAGGGTGAGGAGCTTCCGGAGCATCACGCCACCGGCGGCTTCGACAGCGCGTCCGCTGCCTGCGCGGCCGTCGGCCCCGGCGACAGCGGCTTGTACGCCGCGTCGGTCTTCGCCGCGATCTCCGCCTTCGCGCGCGCGCCCGAGAGCACGTCCAGTACCTTCGCCAGCGACGGGCCCACACCCGGGATCCGCGCGACGAGCGGCGTCACGAGCCGCAGGAGCCGACGCGCATGCGACCACAGGCCGCCGGTGCCACCCGCCGCGGCGAGGAACGCGGCAGCAGCCACGGGCCACGTCAGGGGGCTGCCCACGAGCACCTTCGCGAGCAGCGTGCCGATCGCGGTGACGAAGAGGTTGAGCACCGTCCCGCCCTCGTCTGAGAGCACGAACGCGGCGAGTCGCGAGGTCGGCTGACCCTTCGCGTCCCTCGTGCCGAACAGCTTGCGAAGCACCCAGACGCCGGCGATGACGCCCACGAAGAGGAGCCCGAACCAACGTCCCGGGCCGCTGAGCTTGAGGGCCTGGATGGCGACGTTCACGAGTTGGCCGAGGTCGTCGGGACTGGCGCCCGCCGTCTGCCCGAGCGCGAGCGCGGGAAGGACAAAGACGGCGACCACGACGATCAGTGCGAGGAGGCCGAACAGCCACGTGGAGGTCCAGAGGGAGCTGCGCTGCGGGGGACTGGGCATGTAGCGGGACATGGGGTCTCTCCTTTGCCAGCTACCCGCTGGCGGGTGGGAACGTGATCGGATCGCGCCGCTCGAGCTTCGCCGCGCGCGCGAGGACGTCGCTCGAGTAGTCAGCTCTGCCGCTCGGCCCGGCCGTCGTCACTGCGTCGACGTCGGCGCCTGCGACGAGCTGCGCCGCGACCGCGCCGATGCGCGCGTTGTAGGCGGCGATCGAAGCCGCGAGGACGAGCCCGTCGGCGAGCGCCGGGAACATCGCCCGCAGGATCCGGTAGCTCGAGCGCAGATGCCGCGCGGCGAGGCGCGCCTGGCCGAGCGGCGTCGAGAGATCCACGCCCGGAATGAGCCCGCGCAGGGCCGGCTCCCAGGTTCGGAGGTCGGCCTGGAACAGACCGAACCCGTGCCCTCGGTCTCCGAACCCGAGGTGCGTGCCGCGCGGCGCGTAGCCGGGCGCCCAGCCGAAAAGCGTCTCTCGCAGGCCAACACCGCAGAGGATCGCGAGCCGTACGCCCTCCTCGGCCGCGGCCTGGCGGACGTCGGGGAGGTACGGAGCGAGGCGCTGGAGGTCGTCGCGGGGGTCGAGGGGCATCGCCGCCTCCTTCGAGGGGTGGCGTGAACGCGCGTCCGGTGTGCCAGGTGCCGGCCGGTGACCGGTGGCTAACGGAATGCTAGGGTCCGAACCATGAGACGCACCGCGCTACTGCTGGTACTTGCCGTGTCCGGCTGCATGCCGGGCCTGATTAGCCTGCAACGCCTGCCACGCTCCGAGAGGCGGGCGTTTCTCGCCTGCTACGATCACGTCGCGGCCGTATCGTGCCCGCGCACGACCACGAACACGCCCGTGGATCAATGCATGGACGATCTTGCGGCGAAGTACTCGGGCCTGTCCGATGTCGACGCGCGCAAGGCCTTCCTTTTCCGGCGCGCGTGTCACGAGCAGATAGTGGGGGCCCACCTACCGGCGAAGGCAGCGGCGCCGACTACGGTGACGCCGCTGCCGGCGGCGCCGGCTACGGCCACGAAGTAGTTGTCGTGCCATCGGGCAGTTCCTCGAACACCGCGCCGACAGCGTCGCCGCTTCCGTAGTTCCATTCCGGCGCAGCGTCGGCGTCGGGGTTGCCCCACAGCCGCCGAAAGATGAACTCCGAGCCGGACGACAGCGAATGGTCGTCCGCCTGCGTATACGTGGCTCGGCAACGGTTCACGGCTAAGGGATTCACCGTGGTCGCCTCGAATGGCTGCTCCTGCTCGAGCTCCTTCCACTCGGAGGCACCGCCGTTGTCCGCGGCCCACTGCGCCCATGCGAGATACTGATTGGTGGTCGTGTCGGGATCCGGGTCAAGGAGGTACGACCCAATGCAGCGGATCTGCTTCGTCCACCCGTCGGGGGTCGCGCGGACACGGTAGATGCCCATCGTTCCCTTGAGCGGATCCACGGCCCCGGTACGAACATTCGTGGATTCGCATACGAGCGTCCTCACCTTCGCGCTCGCCAGCCACACCATGTTCTTGACGAGCGAGTCGAGCGTCGAGGCTAGGATCGGCTTGCGGGAGGCAATGCTCGACTCGTCGAGGTCCACGAACGCCGCCGGGATCGTCTCCGCGCCCGGAAGCCCGAGATTCGACGCAGTCGGCGCGTTCTCGTAGATCAGCACCGAACCGATCGTGGTGTCGGTGTGCTGCGCGAGACGGAGCAAGACATCACGTGCAGCGCTGGCGCCTGGCGATAGCGTCATGCTGTACCAGGCCCAATCGGTAGTCGTGATCGAGACGCTCGTCTCCCAGTCCGGCGTGGCGGCGCCCCCGGCGCTCAGGTCGAGAAACCCGCGGAGGTAGAGCGTCTGCGTGGTGGCGGACTTGGCGTAGACCTTGGCCGTGACCGACGGCACGCGACTCGCGATCCGCACGGCCCACTGCGGGACGAGACCGACATACGACGATGCGAGGCTGATCGCGGCGGCGTGGCGCGCTCGATCGTTCATCAGCCAGTTTGCCTGCCGAGCAAGCCAGCGGAGGACGTAGGTAGAATGCGCCTTGTCGGCGGTCGCCCACGTTTGAGAGATCGCGCCCCAGTCGCTCGGAATCGTGATGCCGGACGGGGCACCGACCGATGGCTTCCAGTACGCCGAGACGTGGACGACATTGCCCGCCCACGTGCCAATTGAGCCCGGGATGATGTCGAGCGTGTCGGGACCGTCCACCAGCACGTCAAAGGCGTAGGTCCCGATGGCGCTCGACGTCGGGATGGTGCAGGTTGTCCGCACTCCCGTGCGCCGCGACACCACGACGACGGAGACGGAGTCTGAGCCCGTGGCTGTGTCAATATAGACGAACAGACGGATAGCGCGACCGGGCGCCGGCGAAGCCGGGACGTATATGGTCGTACATGTGGAGACGAGGTTCCCGGCCGCGAGCCAGTCGAGCTTCGGCCCCGCGGGCGTCGCGCCGGTCATTCGGCCGCGCGCCCACTTCTGCCAGCGGACGAGTCGGCGCGCTAGCACCGCCGAATCAGGGATCCCGTTGTAGGTTTCGCGATCGAGGAACCAGGAGGTCGGAGCTTGGCTCATGGGGTGTACTCGTGGGGAGCGTCGCCATCGAGATCGGGCGTCGCGTCCGCCATGAACGCACACATCGCCTTCACGTGGTTCGGCTGCGAGCCGGTGTACTCGCGGAGAACGACTACGTCGCCGACGGCGATCCCGGTGACGGCACCGAGAGTGAGTTTACCGCTCGTGCCCGTCACTCGCGCCGTGACCGTCGCGTCGACGCGCTCCGTGTAGAGATCGGGCGAGTACGCCGTGACGTAGTAGGTCCCGAGGTCAGGGTCAGGAAAGGCGTCCACGTCGCACACCGAACCCGCGCTGAACTCGTGGTCGTTGAGAGCGACATCCAAGCCAGTGACGCTCTCGACGATCCCGCTGGGAGCGAGGAGCCGGTGTTGCTGACCATATGAGGTCTGCACCACGGTCAGGGTTACCTTCCCTGTGCGATCGTTCGGGACCTTGCGGTGGACTTCACAGAACGCGCCAGAGATACCGCTGCCTCCGCTGCCGATGTCGGGCACGCCGTCGAGCGTGACGGCGAGAAGCTCGCCGCCCTCGATGTCCATCGCGTCGTACTGGCACTCCACCTCGAGCAAAGGGAAGGGCGACGCGAGCCGGTCGCGCACGAGGTCGAAATGCCGCAGCGCGATCGTCTCGGAGTCGGTCGAGAGCCGTGCGCCGAACTTCGCTGAGCCGGGATCATTGCCCGACCACTGGCCAGGGCACTCCACCTCCAGCGTCTCGAAGAGCCCCGCGTAGAACTCCTGCGCTTCGGTTCCGGGGCCATTGAGCTCCCCGATGAACGTCTGCCGGTACTCGTCTTCGATCGGGTCATGGTCGCAACGAAGGATTACCCGGCCCACGACGGAGGCGAGCTCCTGAGTCCAGCCCGGCAATCCGACGACGTGCGTGCCGCTCACGGCCCGCGCTGGCACGTCCGGCATTGGCGGCCCGAGGAAGCGAAACGTGAGCACGTCGTCCAGCAGTGACACCGGATAGCAGAGGTGCGTGCGCAGGATGCTCGCGAGCAGCTCTTTCGCGGTAAACGGCTCCTCGACGAACCGAATCTCGCGTGCGGCCGGGATCCATCGGTCGCGTAGCGCCTGGATGCCGGTGACGTCGATCCGGGATTGGTCGATGCCAACCATTTCCCAGCCCGACGGAAGCACGTCGTAGTCGCCGTTCGTTGAGCCATCGCCCGTAGCCGAGAGAAGGATCTGCAGCGCTACGTCGATCGGGTTATCACCTTTCGTGAACTTGGACACCCGCTCCTCGACGCTCCCCGAGGCGGCGTACCCGATGACAGGGATGACCTCGTACACCTCGTCACCGGGGACGTGCTCGGTCCCGGGCGTGCCGAAGATACCTCGGGCATCGTCCGCGCTCGTCCCGTCGAAGTGGATCTCGTTCTGGTAGGTCGCTCCAGTGCGCAGGCGACCGGAAAGGAACTCGTCCCCAACCCGGAAGACGATGCGCTCACCGTCCGTCCAGCCCCGACCGGAAAGTGACGACGGTTCCAGCCGCGCGATGCCGGTCGTCGGCGGTGGGTCGTCAGAGGAGCCTTCGTATGCACCCGCCGGGTCGCGGATCCCGACGGCCAGCTTGCCGCGGACCTGGCCCGTGAAGCACTTGATTCGCAGCTCCGACTCGATGGACTCCAGCGTGATCTCGAGCGTGGTGAACCCTGCGTTGAGCTTGGCGGGTCCACGTACGGTCCCCGACCACCGCACAACCTTGTCGCTATCCGTTCCGCCCGTCGGCGCCGAGTAGACGAACGCTCGCCGCGTCGCGAGGAACCTCGGGTACAACGTGATGATGTCGCCGGTCGTGTGCTGGTAGGCTCGCGCCTCGATCGCGCCGGGCGGCCGGTACATGCCTCGGTAGACGCGGTGTGTCCCGGCAACGGGCGTGTTCAGCGCGACGATCTCCATCGTCTCGCGCCCCACGTAGAGCAGATCGCCCACTACGGCGCCCGCAGGCAGCGTGGCGATCACCTCGACGTAGGACGGCGCCCCCGACGCTGCCGCGGGGACACCGAGGGTCTGCCCGAGCCGCCCCCAGTTGTCGCGTCGCGCGGTGCCAGCGTAGAGGCCTCGGACGATGCCGGCGTCGTCGTGCAGGAGCGATGCTGTCATCTGCCCGATCGAGGACGTGGCCTCGAACGGCCGGACCTCCTGCGTGATTCCCGAGGGAGGCGCCAGGAGGAGATCGAGCGTGCTCTTCCGGCGGTGCTCGTAGTAGCGCGCGGAGAACCACGAGGACGAGCGAGCCGTGAGCCCGAACGCATGCGGGATACCCTCGAGCTCGAGCCACAAGTCGAGCGCCGGAGCGTCTCGCGCGATCTCGGTAAGGAAGGCCGGGGCGACCATGGGTCACACGTGCCGCAGGAACTTCAGCGGGTAGGAGTAGAGCGCTGCGCCCGGAGAGAGACGATTCCGCAGGAGCCGCTTCGCCGTTTCGATCTCGAGCACGTAGTCGCTCGACGTCCCCTCGACGGATCCGTCGGGCCAGTATCGGAACCGTCCGTACCCGGACTCGATGAGCCGCTCGAGGGCTTCGTTGACGTAGCCGCCCTCCTCGGTCTGGAAGATCTTGTGCGGGGACAGGAACCCGAACGACACGCCGCGGTCGTATTTCGTGCCGCCCAACTGGACCGTCTTCACGCGGCCAGAGTGGGACCGCGACTGCGTACGGAACCACGATGCGAGATCGCCCGTGTCGTCGGTCACCGGGAGCTCGGGGTACCAGCCGTTCTGATGCTGGTGCGCGCCGGTTACACTCGTGCCTTCCACGTCGACGGCGGCGAAGCCGAGGATCTCGGCAGCATCAATCGCCTTGTTCGAGCCGCTCCCGAACCCCAGTATGAAGTAGGTCGTGCCGGAAATGGTCACGCGCCCCGTCAGCGTCGACACGGTCACCGACCAGTCGTTGGCGGCGGCCGCCGTCAGGGCCGCTTGCGCTGCCGCCGCGAGCGTAGCCGCAGAGTAGTAGATACCCGCGGCAATCGCTGCGACGTATACGGGGGCTCCTATCCGAAAGTCGAGCTTGTCGTTCACTCCCGTCGTGATCGTGACCGGCCAGAAGACCTTGGGCAGCGGCAGCGCCATCGCTCACCCGCTCCTGGCCCGGAGGTCGAGCCGCTCCACGAGGTCCATGCGGCGCGCGATCGCCGCCGCGTTCTCGGCGGGCGTCATGAAGGGATCGCCGACGTAGATGATCACACGCTCGTGGATGACCGGGGTACCTGCGGCGAAGCTGGCGCCGCCGACCTCGCGCGCGCCGCTCGAGGATTCGGCCGAGAGCCTCCGCTCCTCTTCGGTCTCGCGCGCCGCATCGATCTCCGTACGCTCGGCGCGGGTCGTGCCGCGGGTCTGGCCGATCGCGTATGCGGCGGTCCCGGCAGCGGCGGCCGTGGCCGCGAACGTAGCCGCCGCGATGAACGCCTCGGCCGCCTTCGGGTTGCCGGTTGCGAGATGACCGAAGCCGACGGCCGTATAGAACAAGGCCTCGACGATGGACCGCTGAGCAAGGGAAGCGAGCGCCTCTTGCGCTATCTTCGCGAAGGCCGCGGCGGACAGATCCGCGCCCTCTACCGTCGCGCCTGTTGCCGCTTCCATCGCGCGAGTGTACGCGCGCGAGCTCGTCAGGCTCTTGCCGAACTCGGCCGTGGCCGCCGTGGCGAATGAGCGGAGCGCGTCCACGCCCATCTGCCTGACCTTACCGATCGCGTCATATTCGCCCCGAAGAATCGCGAGGCGCTTGTTCGCCTCGTCCTGCGTGACGGCAGTGCGCATTGCCTCCGCTTCCGCGTGGAGCAAACCGCCTTCCTTCTCCATGCTGCGGATCTGTTCAAGCTTCTGCGCACTCTCGGTGTAGAGGGCCTCGAGCTGGCCCGCCTTGTCGAGGGCGCCCCCCGCCTCACCGAAGGCGCGGGCCTTGATGCGCGTCTGAGCCTGTAGTGTCTGGAGTCGCTCGAACTCTTGCACCGCAAGCGCTTCCTGGGCCGCGTACGCCTTCTGTTGTTCCGCGAGAATCCGGCGCGCCTCTTCGGTTTGCGCGCGAAGCCTCTCCTCGGTTTCGCGCTCGCGCGCCTCGCTTCGATCCTTGCTAGCCTTCTTCGCGCCAGCGATCTCCTCGGCCTGTATGCGTCGCTCGAACTCGGCGCGGTTAACCGCGGCATCCCTGCTCGCGACATCCAAGCGCGCCTGTAGGACCGCCTGCTCGGCGATCAGCCGGTTGCGCTCGACGATCGCCTCATTGCCCTGTTCGTAGAGCGCGACATGACTGCGGTCCGCCTGCGCCCTCCTGGCTTCCGTGTAGGCGGCTTCGTTCCCCGCGAGTTTCGCGGTGATCTCCGCCATGCGCTGACGGTCGGCGAGCGTTTTCTCGGAGAGCTCGCGTTCCTTCTGCGCAAGCCAGATCTGAGTGCTCGTCGCGCCTTGGAGCCCAGCGATATACTGGTCCGTCTCGAAGCGGAGATCCCGCATCGCCTTCGCGTGATCCTCGGCCGCCTTCTTCGCCTTCGCCTCGGCTTCCTCCTGCTCCCGGAAGTGGCTCGTCAGGAGCCGCACCCCGAGGCTCACTCCCTCGAGCGCCATCCCGAACCCGAACCCGCCCACGAGCGCCGACGTGAGCGACATCAGCACTTCCCGCGACTGCGATCCCACTGGCAGGAACGACGCGAACTCCGACACGAAGTAGCGTGCCGTGCCCGCCTCGCGCCGCTGCTCGCGGGCGAACGCCGAGAGCGATTTCCCGGCGGTCTCCATGCCCTGCGTCCCGGCCTCGACGCCGGTCTGAATCCGTTTCCCGGCAGTTCGAGCCTCGGCCTCGAGCGTACGCAGCGCGGCCTGTGCCTCGGCAAGGGAGAAGCCGATCGGGATCTGGAGACCTTCGGCTTCGGTGCCCATCCGTCAGCTCCCGTGCCGCTCACGCTCGAGCTTGTGCCGTAGGCGCTGCGCCTCGTTCTCGTCGAGGATGTCGAAAGCTTCAACGAGAAGCATCGGCATGCGAAGCATCTCGGTCATGGAGAGATTCCCGTGCGTTCGATCCCACCATCGGATCCACTCCGCCTCACGCGGCCCAAGCGAGAGCCGCGGGCACCCTCTCCACGCGCAGGCGCCGCCGTGCCAGTCGTAGGGGCGCGGTCCCTCGCACGACTTCGCGGTGCCGGAGCACCGGCCCTTGGGGTCGCCGCCCTGGGCTTCCTCCTTCGAGCACGCCCGGCAATCGAACTCCGGGCGGCCGAACGAGGCGGCGACCTTCAGGCGTTTTTTTCGGCCTCATCGAACCGCTGTGAACGGAGAATCAGGATCGCGAGGTCCCCGAGGATCGGTCCGTACGCCTCCAGCGTCTTCCGCGACGGCACCTGACGTTTCTCGCCCCACCAGGTGACGTCTTCGGTCGCGAACGCGATCGGCTTCTTGCTCTTACCGGAGACGAGGTTGCGGTGCCCGCGCACGCCCCAGCGCACGACGTTCTCCGCCCACTCGCGGTCACGCACCAGGCGCTCGCGCCCCTCGGGGAGCTTCAGCACCTCCATGCTGTCGCCTTGGATCTCTGCGCGCTTGCCGTTCGGGATCGCCCCGAGGAGGAACACGGGGCCCGCGCCCGAGGCGTGGGCGGCGAGATCGCGCTCCAGCGCCGCCGCCTTCGCCTCCGCCCCCTCGAGCGCCGCCGCGTCTGCCACCGAATCCGCCTTCATCCGGTCGATGTGCCGGCGGAGCATCTCGAGCGTGAGCCGCCCCTCCTCTGCGATGAAGTCGAGCTCCCACGTCTCGTCGGGGTCGATCCCGTACACCATCGGTAGCGCCATCACAGCACCCCGAGGGATGCGGCCGGGACACCAGTCAGCTCGGACCGCTTGATCTCGCACTCGACATCCCGGTAATCGATCCCGTTCACCACGATCGGCTTGTAGCCGGTGATCTGCACCTTCGGTGCTGCGATCGCGAAGGAGTTGCCGGGACCGCCCTGGGTGAGCTCGACGAGGACGTCGAGCGTCGACCCTGCCTTCCAGAGCGCACGGAGCGTCGCCGTCTCGGCGTCGGCCTCGGCGATCTTGAACCCGAAGCCCTGCTTTGCTCCGGTGATCGCGAACGACGCTACGCCGTTCGCCGCGGAGGTCGAGGGCTTCGGCTGGATCTCGTTCCCGAGGTCGTACACGAACTCGGAGACGATCCGCTCCGTCGCGCCGATCCACAGGCGCGTGTTCCGGATGAACGCACCGGCGGTGGGCATGTTGGTGGGGTAGGTCGGCGCGCCCTGCGATGAGCCCTGGCCAGCATCGCTCCAGTCGACACCCTTGAACGCCCACTCGAGGGCGAGCTTTCCCGCCGCCGAGAGGTTCTTCAGGGTGAGGTTCCCGAGGCAGCCGCGGATGTACCGGCGCCAGCCATTCGCCGGCGTGGCGTCGTAGCCCTCCGCGTCGAACCACATGTGCTGGTGCCCGGAGATCGCGTGGTAGTAGGTCGCGGACCCGTAGAGCACGGAACCGTCCACGGGGTCGATCGGGAGCGCGCGGTCGAGCGTGTAGTCGTACGGCCCGACGCCGGTCTTCTCGCGGATCTGGCGCACATGGAAGAGGCCCGTCGCCGGATCCACGATCCCGAGGAAGGTCCCCACCGCCCACGACTCGGTTGCCCTGACGATCGCCGACGTGGTGCCGGTGAGCACGAGGTCGCCGCTCTGAAGCACTTGGGTCCCGAAGACGCTCTTCAGTAGGAGCCCGTTCTCGCCCTCGCCCGCGGCGACGCCATCGCCAGCGCCGGCCGGGGAGCCGCCGAAGCCGACGCCCTCCGTCCCGAACTTGATCTCCGACTCCTTCTCGCCGAGCGCGTGCGGGAAGTGATCGTGGTCCGACGAGAGGAACTTCCGCTCGTACTCCTTGATCGCGGCGGTGACCTCGAGCTCCTCGATCTTCGGGTAGACGAACCCGGCGACGGGATCGGCAAAGAGGTCCGCGCCGCAGGCGGCGAAGCGCAGGCGGCGAAGTGTGGACTGACCCATCTCGTTCTCCTTCGCGGCCGCGGCCGCGTGAGAGTGCTACTCGGAATCCCGGTACTGGATCTCGGCGGTGACGACGAGGCGCAGGAAACCGGGCTGTACCTGGTCCTCGATGAGCAGCTCGCTGCTGGCGCGATTGACGGTCGTCTTCGCGACGACGCGCTGGACAACGGTCCCGGCCCAGTTCGCGGAGCGCCCGAGGGCACGGAGGACGAGCTCGGAGTCGACCGCCATGGTCGTCTCGAGCGCCTTCTCGGCGCGGGCTAGCGGATAGTCGATCGTGATCGCGATGGACGCGGTGCGGTCGGCCTTCCCCGGGTTCTGGACGCCTCCCGGCGCTCCCTCGTTGGACAGATCCCGCATCCCGACGAAGCCGAAATCGAACGAGCGCTTCCCGGCGCGCGTCGTCGGGGGCGCTTTCTCGCCGCGGCGGCGGAACTCCTGGGCCGCGTCGATCGTCGGAGTGATCGCCTCGAGCTTCGCGACGACCGCGTCGATCGCGCTCGAGATGGCAGGATCGGCCACGGGCTACCTCGTGCACACGACGGAGGTGGGCTTTACCTCGTCGCTGCCCTTCTGCGCGTCAGGCACGGTGTCGTACCAATCACCTGCGTTGAGGGCGGTGCTCATGGCCCGCTCGTACTCGCTCGCCCTGTCCGCAGCGTACTGGCGCCAGCTCGGGCCCCATGCCCGCGCGAGGCGCGCGAGCGTCCAGATCCGGTGCGGGCGCCGCAGCCGGTCCGGGTCCATGACCTTGTCGGGCTCATAGCCGCGCGCAGCGAGATCGTCGAGGACGTCATCCCACGCGTCGCCCACGGCATCGAGCACCTCGCTCAAACCGCCCTCGCAGAGGTCGTCGACGTCGGCCGGGAGATCCCGCTCGACCTCGGAGTACGTCAGCGTGGGCTTCAGGATACGGCGGCGGACCTCGTAGAGCTGGTCCGTCTCGTACGTGACGCCGTCAATTACGTAGCGCCACGTCGCCCGGTAGAGATAGCCGTTCGAGAGCGGATCGGGCGCCTGCGCGCCGGCGAGCGCGTACGCCATCTCGCCAGTCGTCGCATCGACGGTGGCGGCTGCACCCTCGACGGGCGTCGGGAGGTCGGTTCCCGCGGCCTCCTTCAGCGTGATCGTCGCGGAGGACGGCTTCCCCCTCGTCGCTTGCTCCGGCGCGGTCAGCCGAAGCGTGCCGCCGATCCCCCGGACGAAGCGCTGGCGCATCAGTCACTCCTCGACGAATTCGACAGAGGCGGCGAAGCTGGCCCCGCCGGCGGCCCCGGGGTCGCGCAGGGCGATCCCGTTCGCGACGCCAGCCGGGATGCGGGGCGGCCGGTCCCAGATGCTGGCCCAGGTGCGACAGGTGGGTTGGGAGGCGGCGAGCGCGGTCGGAACGTAGATCGGGATGATCGCGACGGTCGCGCCCTGCGTGCCGAGCGCCGTCGGCTTCGCGCGCACGACGCCGCTGAAGGCCGTCGTGCCGTCGAGAGTCGTGCGTGCGAGCGCGGCGCCCGTAGCGCCCGCAGCCTCGGCGGTCACGACGCCGTCGGTGCCGGCGGCGGTGGTGCGCTCGAGGAGGAGGATGCGAATGCCGGCCGTGGTCTGGATCCCGGGCTGGGTCACGCACACGCGCAGGATGCGCACCGCCTTGGCCGCGCCCGCCTCGATGGCGATCGCGTGCGAGGCCGCGGTGTTCGCCTGCCCGGCGACGGAGACGACGTAGGTCGTCCTCGTCGGAAAGGTGTTCGCGTATTGCGCGCGTACGGACGAGGGAACGAGGAGCCCGGCCACGAGGCCGAGCGCGAGGAGGGTCTTGCGCATGGTGGTCTCCTGACCGGGCTTCGCGGCCTACTGCGGGAGGGGCCTGCCGCGGTTCGCCTTGAGGGCCTCGTGGTACTTCCGAAGCTCCGCGACCTCTGCGTCCGTCGCGAGGCGGTAGACGCTCGCGCCGCCCGTCGCCGGGTCGCAGGTGAGGAGCTTCGCCGCGTCGGCCGCCGCGAACGCCCGGATCCGGACCTCGCCCTCCCGGCCCTTGTCCATGATCGGCAGCGCGAGGAACACCTCTTCGCCCAGGCACGCGGGGTCGATGACGTTCACGTTGCGATGGCGTGGGTGGGGCTTGCTCGAGTACCGCAACGTGATGCCCTGGGGCGGGCGGGGCTTCTCCGCAGCGGGAGGATCGGAGGCCGTCGTCGCGGGGTCGGAGGTCTCGTACGCGGCGGAGGTCTCCGCCTGGTCCTTCTTCGCCATGTGAACCTCGATGTGAGGGAAGCTGGGACGGGGGGACGGAGACGGGGCCCGGAATGAGCCCCGCCCCGTCTCCGTATGGATCACCGCAGGTAGAAACCGCCGAACGCGCCGCGGATGACCTTCCACCCGTAGAGCACGTCGAGCGTGAGCTGCTCGCCGAGCTTCGCCGCGTTGTAGGCGCGGATCACGCGGAGCCCGAGGTTGCCGGTGTCGGCCTCGGGAACGCCCGTGATTACCTCGGCCTCGACGACACCGCTCGAGGGGAGCGGCAGTGGGCGGGTGGCGAGCGCGAGCCCCTGCTTCGGGGAGAGGTACAGGTTGTGGATCGCGCCACCGACCGTCTGGACGTACTGCGACTCGATGAAGTTGACGCCGTACTTCGAGAACTCCGCGGGGGCGTTCTCGGCGATCTCGCTCGAGCCGGTCTGCGAGGCGTCCCGGTACTCGGGGAGCTGGAAGATGTCCGAGACCCCCGTCGTCGACATGAACATGTAGATCGGGGAGCTGCGGGGTACCTTCTGGTCGCGCAGGTTCTTCCGCGCCGCGATCATGTTGGCGTGGTCGATGCCGACGCCGGCCGCGCCGAGGTCCGCGATCGTCGTGAACCCGGCGTGGGCGGCGACGAAGCCGGCGACCTCGATCGCCTCGGCGAGCACGATCGCGGCGTCCTCCGCGTAGCCCTGCACGATGTCCTGGTTCGAGAACGCCTTCGCCACGTCCTCGAACAGGAGGCTGATCTCCTTGTGGTTGTCGAGGGTGATCTGGACGTTCGTCGTGTCGGGCGCCTGGTAGGTGACGTCGGCGTCCGCCGCCTTGTCGTTCGCGGTCAGCGCGCCGCGGAGCGGGACCTGCACGGTCTCGCCCTGCTGCGCGAACATCGGCTCCCAGTTGCGATCGGCGACACGACCCAGGGAGAGGTTCCCCGCGAGCGCACCGAGCGCCATCGTGGCGACCTGGACGGCGATCGTGTCGTCGACCTTGGTCTTGGTGACGTTGGGCATACAGCTTCCTTTCTTTCAGCAGCCCCGTCCTTGCGGGGCCCGGTGATCCGTCACTTCACCGCGGCAGCGCGGGCCCGCTGATCGGCAGCGAGAGCGGCTTCGGCCTTCCGCTTCTCCTCGCGGGGGAGGCGGGGGTTCGCCTTGATCTGCAGGTTCTTGCTGCGCTCCTCGTCCGAGAGCAGGCCGGCCTGCGGCTGCGTCGGAGCGGGGCGCGGAGCGGTGGCGGGTGTGGTGGGCGGCTTCGGAGGTGCAACCCCCTTCCCCGCCCCATACATGGACACGGCGATCTCCTTCGTGCGCGGGTCGGCGTCGACCGGAACGCGAGCGCGGACGTCCTCGGGCAGCGCTGCGAAGTCCTGAGCCACCTGGGCCTCATGCCTCGCGCGCTCCGCGGCTTCGCGCTCTTCCCTCTCGGACCTGAAGGATCGAAGCGGCTCGAGCTCCTGCTTCAGCGCCTCGATCTCCTTCGCCCGAGCCTCGGCGAGCTCCTTGTGCTTGCCCTGCTCGGCGAGACCCGCCTCGTCGGCCTTCTTCTTCGCCTCGGCGGTTTCGCGCGCCTTCGTGCGGTACTGCGCCGCCTCGGCGCGCGCGCGCTTCAGCTCGGCCTCGAGGATCGCGACGCGGTCCTCGCCTCCGGGCTTCGGCGGTGGGGTGGATTCCGGCTTCAGCTCGTCCTGCGCCTTCGGCGCGACCTCCGGGGTCGACGTCGTGGGCTCCTGGCCCGGCGTAGCTTCGTTTGACATGTGCGCTCCTGGCGCGTGACTGCCCACCCGGCGGCGCCTGGCCGTCGGTTCGGGGCTGGGGTTGACGAATGGTTCGGGCTACTCGTCCGCCGTCTCGGCGGCGGGCTTCTCGTGGGCGCTCGCGACGCAGCAGCACGAGCATCCGCAGCTCGGGCACACCGTGGCGCCACAGATTGGGCAGCGTGCCGGCGCGTTGCTCCCGTCCGGCATCTTCTTCGCGGGCGCATGCGGGGCGTAGAGCTTCGCGAGCGCCCCCTTCGCGTGCAGGCTCATTGCCTGTTCGATCGCGCCGGCGACGTCCTCGACATCCGGGTCCGCGAGGATGTCGCGGACCGCCGCACCGAACGCGTGACAGGCGTCCATCTCCTGCGCTGCCTCCGGGTAGATCGCCGCGAAGTCGCTCTCGGCCGGACCGCAGTGCTCGCACGTCCCGCGCGAACACGCGGAATCGGTGTTCGCGGTAGCGCATGGGGCGCCGCAGCAGCCGCGCGGACTCTCGCCGGGCCCCGCCGACATGTACGGGCCGCCGTAACCGGCATCCGAGACCGCCGACGAGCTAGCCACGCCAGCGGTCTCGTAGAGCAGGCGCGCGGCGACGGCCTCGACCTTGTGTGTGCGACCGATGTCGCGCGCGACGTTCGGGTAGCGCTCGGCGAATGCGCCGACGCGCCAGGCGGGAGCCGACATGCGCGTCCCCTAGTTCCGCGGCTCGAAGAAGAGGGAGACGACGCCGGAGACCGCGCCCGTGTATGTGCCCGTGAGGGTGACGTCCATCGTCACGAGCTCGCCGCCCGTGGTGCTCATCGCGTCGAAGCCGTTCGCGAAGGTCGCGGCGGAGCGCGCGAGATGCGCACCGCTCACGACGAGAGGGATCGCGTTCTCGGCCGATCCCGGATTCCTCGCAGTGATCGTGACGACGTTCGTCGCGGCGGCTGCCGTGACTCGTCCCTTGATCTCGGACGAGGTCGAGGCGTTGATCGCTGCCGCGAGATTCGTCGCCGCTGCGTTCTCGTCGGCACCGACGTTGAATTGGTTCCCGAGAGCGCCACTCGCAACGGACGTGAAGGCGACGCCGTTCACGGTCGCGATCTCGCCCGCCGCGAGGCCCGCCGAGATCGTCACCGTGCCGTAGGCGGCGACGCTTCCGGAGATCACTGGACGCGTCCCCCCCGTCGGGTTCGAGAGCGTCCCCATCCGCGAGCCGTTGACGTTCGTCACCCGGTTCGCGCCAGCAGCGAGCGTGAAGCCGCCATTCGTGGAGGTGAGCGCGAGCGTCGCGCGCTTCGGACCAGCGACCCAGCTCGTGCCGCCCACGCCGGCGCCGACCTGATAGATCACGGCATCGCGAAGGATGGCGCCGCCAGGCGGGAGCGTGCAGACGTTCGCGGCGACGACGTCCGCCGTCGTCGAGAACGTGTACGTGCAGACGTGGTAGCGGAGGGGAGTCTTGTAGGCGAAGCTCGAAGACTGTCCCGCGCTGCCGAGCGACGGCGCGAGAAGAGAGAGCGCGGCCAGGGCCGCGACGAGGAGGCGCTTCATCGTGTCTTCCTTTCCCCGGGTGAGCCCGGGACGTGTCAGCGCTTGCGCGCAGAGTCGATGAGCCTGCGAAGTGATGCCTGCCCTATGGCGCGGAGAAGCTGCTGGTACGCATCGCGCGCGAGCGAGGTCTTGTCCTCGTTGGTGAGCCCGAAGAACTTGCGGGTGCGATTGTTCCAGTAGGCCTTCGCTGCGTTCGCGATCCGGCCACCCATCTCGCGCGCCACGAGGTCGGCCTTCTCGCCGGTTCGCTTGTGCTTTGGAGCGCGCGTTCGGGCGACGAACTGCACCTTCGCGCTCGTCCCCTGGAACCCAATCAGCGCTCGCTGCGGGTTGACGTCGAGCACCGTCATCCCGCCGAGCATCCCACCTCGAAGCCAGAGATCGGGCTGCGTCGAGAAGCCCGCGCGCCGCCGCTTTTCCTCGTAGTCGGCCGAGTACGGCTTGAAGGCGTTCGTGTCGACATCGAGCCCCAGCTTCGTGCGCCGCTTGATGCGACCAATGCCGAAGAGCGCGAGCCGGTGCAGGATCGCCTTCCGCGCTTCCGGCGGCACCGCCTCGTCGAGCGTCGGCAGGCGAACGGTGACGTCGCCTCTCGCCATGGGATCGGCCTCGCTCTGGGGCTCCCGGCGTGATGCCGGCCGCGCTATCCTGTTCCACCGGTGCCCACCTGCATCCGCTGCCGTCGAGACACCGACCCGCCGACCGACGACCTCGAGGTCCGCCTCGACGGGCCCGAGATGCTCGCCGCGATCCGGGAGACCGACCGCGAAGAGCTCGACGAGGCCCAACGCGCGTTCGTCGAGGCGCTTGAGGCGGGGCTGTGCCCGGCGTGCGGGCGCGCCGTCTAGCTCGGCTTGGGTTCCGCCACCTTCCCGATCGCCTCGCTGTGGCAGTACGGCAGGCACTGCCGGCATGTGCAGTGGAACAGGTACTTTCCCGTGTTGAGGCACCAGCGCGCGAAGACCGTCTTCATGCCGCCTTCCTCCTCGCCTTGCCCAGGCTGACCCGGAATGCCTTCTCCGCCGGCCCCTCGTAGCCCTGCAGCAGGATCTTCCGTGCCAGCGTCGCGCCCGGCGCGATCGCGAGTCGTCCGCGCCGCTCCACCAGCTCGAGCGCATCGACAAGCGAGAGCGGGTCGAGGCCGTGTCGGCAGCGGTACCCACCAAGGAAGCGTGAGACCGGCTTCGGCTGGTTCTCCCCGTTGTCCATGTCGTCGAGGTCCTGGAGCGTCACGATCTTGCCGACGAGATCCGCGCAGAACGGCCGGATGATCCCGTCGTCGGGGCCGTCGTAGAAGAAGAGGTCGATCCCCGCCTCGGCGGACTCGACCGCGAGCCCGTCCCGCGCGAATGCCATGAGCTGCGTCTCGGCCTCGACGATCGCCTGCCGGAGCGTGACGCCGGCGACCTTCGCGAGTTCGTCCAGCGTCTTACTGATCGTCGCGTTCGTGTGCCCGGCGATGACCAGAACCTCGCGGAGCTTCGCTCCGGCCTCCTCGCCGCGGAGCATGATGCGGTCGATCGAGCCCGTCGCCACCCGCGAGAGAGATCGCAGATTGGCGGACGAGAACGAGCGGCCGAGCTTCCCGCGGACCCCGATGTCGTTCGCTTGCGCGAGTGCCGAGAACGCGTCGAGCACTTCGCCGAGCGCCTTCTCCCAGCCTAGCGTCCGCAGGATCCCCGCGTACTCGTTCCCGAGCTTCGTTGCGAGCTCGACGTTGAACGCGTCATCGGCGAGCCGGCCGCTCTCCATCTTCGCGCGCGCAAGGACCTCGGCGAGGTACCGGCGGAGCTGTACGAGGATCGTCGCGACGTCCCGGCGCAGGGTCCTGATCGCGTCCTGCGTGAGCGCGTCGATGACGTCGGCGTGGCCGTCCACGGGCTACTCCTTGGGCGGGCGCTCCTCGTCCTCGTCGTCCGGCTCCCTTCCGTCGTTCGGCGGCGCCCCGCGCATCTGCTCGCGGCGGCGGGCGAGCCCCAGCGGATCATCGAGCGGCTCGAGCGTCTGCGGCGGCTCCTCCTCGTCGATGCGCTTGGCGATCTCCTTCGCCTCCTTGAGCGAGACGCCGCGGTCCTGGGCGATCGCCTCGACGCGCGAGATCAGCCGAGCCTTCTTCTTCGCGAGGATCGTCTCGACCTTCTGCGCGTCGTCGACGGGCATCTGGATCTCGCCCGGGGTCCAGCGCATCTCGATGTCCTCGGGGAGTGCCTTGGCGCCCTCCGCCTGCGCGTAGGCGTTGTGCACCGCCCAGAAGACCTCCCACACCCGCCGCATCGGGTCGCGGTAGACTTCGACGGCGTCACCGCGGATCTCGAGGAGCGGCCGCAGTTCGATCTGTAGCGCGATCCCCGATGCCACCGCGCGCGCCTCGATCGAGACCGAGCCGGCCGGGATTCCATGGAGCACCGCAGAGAGCTTGATGCGGCTCTCGGCGAGCGCGAGAAGCTCGGCGATCGGTGCGCTTGCGTTGATGAACTTCGCTGTGACGCCCTCGTCGAGCGAGATCGCCGTGTTCGGTGCCCGGACGATCTTGCCCGGCGTCTTCCCGCCGGCCGCCGTCTCGAGGACCATCACACCGAAGCCCTGCTGCTCAGCGATGTGGTGCAGATCGGTCACGAGGATGTTCACGCCACGGTTTGCCGGGATGAGATCCGAACCCTCGAGCGTGAAGAGCCCGAGTTCCTCCGTGTGCGCCGAGAAGAGCACGAGCGGGACGACCGTTCGCCCGTCGGGCGCCCTCATTGGATCGCCCTCGTCGCGCGAGAGGATCCGGATCGTCTTGTGCTCCTCGTCGCTGCGCTCCTCGAGAACGAGGTGCTGCTCTTCGCCTTCGCGCGCGCACCAGACTTCGAACCGACGCGGCCCGCTCCCGCGGACGCCCGCCTCGCTCGCCACCTCGATTGCGACACCGTGCGCGCGGTCGAGATCCATCGGGGCTTCGGGATCCATCACGACGCGGATCGTGTGCGAGAAGACGACCTGAGCCGTGAGCCGGCCGGGCGTGTGCCCGAACCGCAGCCCACACGTCCGCATCAGCGTCGTGTATGCGTCCACGCGCTTCAGTCGTAGCCCGAGCCCCATCGCCTCCTGCGTCTTCGCCCACCACTTCAGAAGATCCGCGTTCGTGATCGGCTCGCCGTCGGCGACGAGCTCGAGCTTGGTCGAGGCGAGGAAGACCTTCGCCTGCTCGCGGACGAGATGCCGCGTGATCGGCAGCGCCCAGGGCGTCATTGACGCGTGCGTCTCGGGGAACCGGCGTTTCAGTTCGGCCTTCGTGTCGTCGAGCTGCTGGTCGAGGTAGTAGCGCAGGCGGAGCGCCATGTCCTCGTCGTACCCCTCAGGCTTCCACTTCCCGGCCTGCTCGCAGAACGCACACCAATCGCCGTCCGCCGACGCGTCGGTGAAGGGGAAACGGGCGGTCACGCCGCAGGCTCCTCGGGAGCAACCGCAACGACACGGCTCTCGTCCCACTTCGAGCGAGCAAGGAACGCTCGGATGTCGGCGAGCGCACCGATGCGCATCCGATCGCCGTCGAGCTTCACGATGCCCTCACGCACGAGCCTGTTCTCGACGTACTGCGCGACGACGGGCGAGACGCCGAGGCGCGCGAAGCCCGCCCGCAATCGGGAGAGCGTGAACCCCTCGTCGCCCGCCTTGTGGATGGCGTCGAGGAGCCCCTTCACGAGGTTCTCGCGGGCAATCCTCTCGCGCATCTCCGGGGGAACGGCGATCGATGCCATGGCTTCCCCTTGTCCTAGAGCGACGGGATGGTGCGGGCGCCGGGGCCAGACGCCTCGAGATGTCGGCGGACCGCGAAGTAGCGGATCGCGTCGCACCCGTGGTCGTGCAGCCCGTCCTTCACTGGATCATCCCCGACCGGCCTGCCGTCCTTCGCCTCGGGATACGCGTAGCCCTCAAGGTCCTTCACGATGCCGCGTGCCGCGGTCGGCTTGTCGAGCGACTTCGCTACGAGGAGCCGCGCCTCGCCGCGCGCGTTCTTCAGCATGCCGCGGACGATCGCGACGCCGTTCGGGATGTGTCGCCAGCGCGGTTCCGTCGTGAACCGGATGTCCGGGCGCCCGTTGGCGCAGTGGATCGAGCGAAGAACCGCCACGTCGTTTAGGCCGCTCGCGGATTGCGTCCCCTCGCCCGCCGGGTCGCAATCGATCTCGTCGATTTGATACCCTTTGTCCTTCGCGCGCCCGGCGAGCAGCTCCGTCGTGATGTTCTCGTCCGTGAATTCGTCGAAGACGATCCAGGCGCCGCCCACAGGCGCGCGAAGTGGGCCTGCCGCGGTTATGAGCACCGTCCCGCCCGGCACGAGCTGCGCCCATCCGACGTACGGTCGCCGGTACCCAAAGTCCCAGAATTCGATCGTGCGAAGCCCGGGCCGGTACGCCCACTCCACGAGATGCGTCTTGCGCTCGAACTCCTCGTACACCGCACCGACGAGAAGCCCGAATTCGCCGTCGATGAGAACCCGCGCCTCGCGCGCCGAGTAGGTGCGCTCGAGTTCCTCGATGGTGCCGGGCGCCAGGTGCGCGGCGTTCTCGCGCGTCGATGCGTGGACTACGCCGCGGCCAGGCTTGCCGCTGTTGAACTCCCTCCACAGCCACCCCGGCCGCGGCGTGCCGGTGACGTAGCCCTGGATCCACTTCGCCTTCGGGTCACGAAGGCGACCGACGAGGACCTGGAACGCGCGCAGCTTGCAGTCGCCCGGCTCGTCCATCCAGAACCAGGCACCATTCCATCCCTCGAGCGACCTCGGGCTGTCCGCCGATCCCCAGTACGTCCGTGCGCCGTTCGGGTGCAGGAAGTACCGCTTCCCGACGTTGACCTCGGCGATCCACTCCTTCGGGCAGAGGCCGGCGTCCGGGTCGTCGACGTCGAAGAATGTCCGCAGCGCGCCCCTCGAGAGCTGGCCGTACGTGGGCGCGACGATGACGCCGCTGCAGCCCGGATTCGCGGCGATGAGATCGAGGGCCTTCTCCGCTCCCGTGCTTGTTTTGCCCGATCCGTACCCGCCGAACATGCCGGCGATACGTTCCCGCGCGTCGAGGAACCGCTGCTGCGAGGGCGTCGGCAGGCGGTCCGTCGCGTCGAGCTCGATGACCGCGCCCGACGCCATCTACGCCACCTCTGGAGGGGGCCGAGGTGGCTCCGGCACCTGCGCGTTCCGCCTGCGCAGCACGCGCAGGACGGTGCCCGCTCCCGCCGCCTCGAACGCCATCACCGGCCTTGCCGGCTCGATGCCCGCCGCGAGACGCTCCTGGCGAGCCGCGCGCACGAAGACCTGGGCGAGTTTATCCAGCGCGCTTCCCGAGACGCCCCGTCCGCTCGCCTCGCCCTCGTCGAGCCTCTTGTTCGCGAGCTGCAAAAGCCGGCTCGCGAACCGCCGATGCTTCCCGAGCATCGCGGCGACGCTCTCGACGTCGCGCTCGCGGGCCTTCTTCTCCGCCTTCTGGCCGACGATCTTCCGCTGGACCGACCACTTCTCGCGTGCGGACCTCTTCTCGACGGACGAAAGGGAGAACCCGAACCTCGCGGCGAGCTTCTCGAGGCTCCCCTCTCCTCGCCGGTACGCAGCCTTCAGCGCCGCCCAGTCCTTTCGTGAGTGCGCCACGGCTGCGCGCTCCTCCGAGCCGTCGAGCGACCGCCAAGGTCACGCGAGAGGGAGCCTCCTGGGCTCGCCTCCAGCTCGGGATGTCGGCGCTCGGGGTTGCGCTGGGTAGGAAGCGAACGGGCCGCCCGGTGAGGAGCGGCCCGTGTGAGCGGAAGGAGTAGTTCGGCTGAGGCTACATCGGTCGAGGACCTCGTCGGCGTACTTGCGTCAGCGTGCCCGAATTCTCGCGCGGGGCCGCTACCGCTGTCCAGATCCACGGCGAAGAAAACGTGGCCAATCGTGGCCAATCGTACCCGGCTACGAAGTCTCACCAGGGTGCCGCTCGCGCTCGCGGCGGAGGAACGCCAACACCTCGAGCTCCGGCACGCACAGCTTCGCGCCGACGCGCTGGGCACCTGGGAACGCGCCCTCACGCAGGAGCCGGCGAACGCTCCGCTTCGAGTGCCCGATGCGCCGCGCCACCGTGGAGAGCGGCAGCAGCGGGTTCGCCTTCGTGCCGGGTTCCGTCGTCCGCGCCTCCACGTGGTCGTGCAGCTCGCTCGTCCGGATCTCGTCCGCGCTCCCGCCCATGGTCATCCCTCGCCCCGTTCGTCATCCTCGAGCAACCGCATCTCCCTCAGCCTCCGGTGCACGATGCGCCGCGCGCGCTCGAGGCGCCCCTTCATGAGCCCCTCACCGACGCCGGCATCCTCGGCGATCCAGGAGCACGCGCGGCCCGCGCCGAAGTGCTGCTCGAGCCACACGTAGAGCTGCTCACGCCGCTTGTCGCGCTCGGGCCCGGCGAGCCCTCTCGCGGCATCGTCCTGAGCCAGCTTGATCGCGTACGCGACGTGCGCGTCGAAGATCCGGCCTGGGTCGTCGAGCGCGCGGTTCGGCCTGCCGCTCCCCTCTCGGTCGGGGTCGAGGTGCAGCCCGCGCGCGCACGAGAGCGACTCCTTCCGCCGGAAGTACCGGCAAAGCGCCCAGGCTGCGCCGCGGATCGTGCGGCGGCCGGCGGCGCGGTCCTCCAGGATCATCTTCACCCGATACGCGAGCGCGGTCGCGCGCCGGCGCTCGGCGCAAATCCGGCAGGCGCATGTCGCCGTTCCGTGCACTACTCATCCTCTCGCTCGGGCATGCGCGCGAAGACGGCGCGCGCCCGCGCAAGTAGATCCAGGATCCGGTCTGCGCGATCCCGGTCCGCCTCGGCGCCGGAGCGCGCTGCCGCGAGGTGCCTCGGCGTAGCCGCGACGTGGTTCGCCGCCTGCAGCTTCGCCGCCCGAACGCTTCCGCGGACGAACTCCAGGTCGTCACCGTCGAGCATCACATCCCGCATACGGCCTCCTCGCTTCTCTCGTCGCCCTATAAGGATCGCGCGCACGCGCCCGCGCGTGTCTTTGTAGCCGGGCAACGATCGCTGTCGACCCCCTCCCGACCCCTGGCGCGGTAGCGATCGCGGCCCGCGAGGGCCTTCCTGTTCGTCTAACGCGCGACGGTGCGAGGGTCACGCTGCCCCCGAGAGCTGCCGCGCGATCCGGAGCGTGTCCGAGTCGAGCGCCGCCACCACGGCCGCGATCGCGTCCGCCGCGTGCTCAACAACCCCCGCCGGCGTCGGCCACTGCACACCGGGGTACCGCTGCTCCATCGCCGCGATCACGTCCTCCTTCGACCCGTCCCGTCGCCCGCACGCCGCGCGCTTCACGTCTTGGACGGTCACCTGGACGAGCGGGAGCCCAAGCAGCTTCGCGGTCGCGACCATGGCGCCGAACGCGAGCCCGAGCGCGCGCGCCGACTTCGCGTGCTGGGATCCCGCCGGTGATTCGATCACGAGCGCCACTGGGCGGCGCCGAGCGATCACCTGGTGCAGCCCACCGACGAGCTCGGCGACCCGGCGCGCGTCGTCCTCGGCGACAAGGAGCTTGCGCTTCTTCGCTGAGGGCTCCGTGCGGATGACCTGGAGCTCGACGACGCGGTCCTCCCGAAAATTGAGGCGTAGGTCTATCGCGGCAATACCAAGATTGCAGAGGCTCGGGTCCAGGCCGAGAACGATCACGGTGACACCTCCGGGGGCTGCTGCTTCTCGGGGACGCGGTACTTCCGCACGAGGTCCGCCACCGCCTCGCGCAGGTAGTCGGACTGCCGGATGCGGGTGCGGCTCGCGAGCTCACGCAGCTCCGCGGCGATCGCCGGCGGAAGCCGAATGAGCATCGGGACGAAGGGTTCATTCCGGTTCGCGCGGCAGTGCGAGCAGGTCATGGGAGCCTCCTGGCTCGACGAAGTCGGTTAGCGTCGAGCGAGACGAGCGTCTGTGTCTTCCCCTGGATCTCGCCGGCGAGGCGTCTACGCCGGGCTCGGGCGCGCGCGAGTGGGACGAGCGCGGTGAGCACGCCGACAGCCGAGAGGAAGGCGAGGACCGCTCCCGTCACGTTCAGTCGACCTCCTCGAACCGCGAGTACTTCCGGTCCGCGTAGAGCCGCACTGTCCCTTTCGGACCTAGGCGCTGCGCGGCGACGATGAACGAAAAGGGGCCGTGCTCCCGTTTCTCGGGGTTGATCGCTAGGTCATACGGGTGGTGAAGGAAGCAGACCGCGTTCGCATCCTGCTCGAGCGCGCCCGATTCGCGGAGGTCGTGGAGCTGCGGCGGAGGCGTGGGCTCGTCTTCGGGCGGCGTTTCCGGCTCCTCGGGCTCAGGCGGCGGCGCCGGAACGCCCGGCAGTCGCATCGGGTCCTGCTTCGCTTTCGCTTTCGCCTTCCGTCGTGGCGGCCGCCACGGCCGCTCGCCGCGCTTCGCCGCGTCGCGGTTGAGTTGTGCGAGGGCGAGCACGGGAACGCCGGTGCGCTGCGCGAACGACTTCAGCGACCTCGAGATCGTGGCGACGACCTGCTCGCGCGTCGCGTTCCGCCCGAGGTCGAGCTGCACGAGCTGCAGATAATCGACGACGACCAGCGCGAGCCCGCACTTACGGTGCATCTTCTCGGAGATGCGCAGAATGGCGCCGAGACCGTGGTGGTAGTGGTTCGCGTGCAGGTAGCCGCTTGTGCCGTCCGGCGTTCGGCGCTCGATCGCCTTCGAGATCGCGGCCCAGGTATCCGATGAGAACTTCGTCGAGTCGTCGTCGTCGAAGAACTCCGTCGAGTCGATCGAGAGATCGCGAGAGATGTCGAGCGCCACCACCTCGGGCACGCTCATCTCGAGCGAGTGGAACAGGACGTGCTGGCGCCGAAGAGCGATCGCGTCCGCGACCTGCCGCGCCCAGGTCGTTTTCCCGATCTTCGAGCGCGCGCCGAGGACGATCAAGTTCCCGGGCCTGATGCGCAGAACACGATCGATCCGTGAGTAGCCCGTCTTGAGCCTGCGCGCAGCTCCAGCCTTCACCTGCTCGACGGCATCGAGCGTGTCGCGAGCGGCCTCCTGGTACGAGAGCACCTCCGGCTGCTCGGGCCGGTCGAGATCGAGCAGATTCGCGGTGACGCCGGCGATGATGTCCTCCGTCGCCGCGCCGTGGTCGAGAGCCTCGACGGCTCCGATCAGCATCGCGCGCGTCTTCGTCCGGCGGTGCCGATCGAGCAGCGCCTGCGCAGAGTCGCGGATCACGCCCGGGCCGTTCGTCAGGACGTTGTCGGCTTGGTACTCGGCCGTCTGTAGCGTCGCGCCCGCCCCGTCGGTGAGGCCGGCTTCGGCGATGACGAGCGCGTGGTCGACGCGCCCGCTCGGGAGCCGCTTCGCGCGAGCTAGCCGCTCGAGCCCCTCGAGCGCCTGGCGGAGTTGCCCGTGGTGGATCACGTCTGCGCGGAATCCCGCGGGTAGCTCGTGCAGCGCGTCGCCGCGGTGGAGGATCGCTCCAACGACGCGCATCTCGAGCTCGAGCGCCGTGACCTCGGTTCCCGCGGATCTCACCCCTTCACCCCTTGTGCTGCGCGCTCCGTGGCTTCTTCCTCAGGTGTCTTCGGTGGGACGTACACTGGGCGTTTCAGTCCCGTCGCCTCCTCCCATGTTTTACCGTCGGTGCGCACGAGGTACTCGCCGTAGTCGCGCCAGGCGGCGGGGTCGTTGAAGTCGGGATCCGTCGGCTTCGGGTTCTCGCCGGGTGCGCGGTCGATCGGCGTCTCTTGCTCGCCAAGGAAGTCGAGGAACCAGTCGAGGTACTTCGGGACGGTGCCGACCTCGCGAGCGTGCTCGGCGCAGAGCTCGACGGCGTACTCGAGGCCGAGGCGCTCCACGTGCCGGCGGATCGCCTCGGCACGCTCGCCCTTCGCCACACGGAGTGGGTTGGAGCTCAGGATCGCGAGCTTGTCGGCGAGCCCCTGCCGGAAGGCAGGCAGCAGGTCGGCACCGCCGCCCCCCTCGGATCCGTTCGCGTGCTCAAGTGCTGCTGCAGGCTCGGCTCGGCTCGGCTCGGCTCGGCTCGGCTCGGCTCGGCTCGGATCCGTCACCGCGTCACATCCGTCACGCGCGTGACGTTTGTGACGGCCGCGCGTCACGGCGTCACTCGCGTCACAGGGTGTCTTCTCCTGTGTATCGCCTGAGGATTTGGCCTTCTGACGGTCCCGCCATCGGGCCGTTCGCTCCGCTCCCGTCATCCCGATGTCCTGGGCCTCGCGGTAGTTCGGAATAAGCAGCTGGCGGCGTGACGTTCGGCCGTCACATTCGTCACGCACGCACCCGTCGGCGAGGAGGAGGCCGAGCAGTTGCTCGACCTCGGGAACATCTTCGGGCCTGCCGCCGAGGAGCACGACGACGGCCTGCGCGGGTGGCAGCTTGCCGCACTCGATG